GCTGCAGGGCTACCCATTGGCCGAGGAGGCCTATTACGACCGCAACACCAAGAGCTGGGTTTTCCCGGTAACCCGTGCCGAGGCGCCTGTGTTGGCATCCGCAAGCGCTGGCTACCTCATTACCGGCGCGGTGGCTTAAACCCCATGGCAAAGCTAACCGCACTCCACCCCATCGAACACGATGGCAAGGCTGTTGCCGAGGGCGATGCGTTCACCGTCAATGACGATGCACAAATTGCCCAGCTTGTGGCCAGTGGCGCCGCTACGGTAGAGGCCCGCAAACCCCGCGCATCCAAGGCGCAGGACGATGCGGATGCCGCTACCAAGGCTGCAGTCGAAGCCGAGGCGCAATCCCAGGCCGAAGCCGCTGCCGCGCAAGCGGCGCTTGAAACGCAAGCCAATCTTTTGCCCGCAGCCGAGTAAGCCATGTTTGCCGAAGACCTAAGCGCATTTTTCCTACCTGCCGACTTTGCGCAAGCCGCAACGCTGGCCGGGGTAGATGTGCTTGCCATCTTCGACAACGGCTATGCCTTTGGCAATGCAGGGCTGACCGGCATGTCCAGCACGCAGCCATCCCTTGTGCTTGCTACTGCCAGCGTGCCCACCAACCCGGTGGGCGCCACGGCGGTGGTGGGTGCTGCCACCTATGTGGTGGCGGCACATGAGCCGGACGGTACGGGCATCAGCCGCCTGCTGTTGGAGGTCGCATGACCACGCGCATCAATACGACCATAACGGCCATTGTGAGTGCGCTCAACAGCGCGCCCGCAGTGTGCAGCCATATTGATCGCGTGCGCCTGCGGCCTGTTGCGCAGTCGGTTGACTTGGCCATTGCTGTGCGCCCGGTGCAAAGCGAGGTTCAGCAGTATCTGATAGCTGGCATGCCGGTTAGCTGGATTACCACCATATCAGTGGAGTGCTATGCCAGGTCTGGCGCCAGTACCCCGGCTGATATGGCGGTAGATGCCTTGCTGGAATCGGTGTATTCCCGGCTGATGGCGGACCCCACGTTATCCGGTGTTGTGGCGGATTTGCAGCCCAAAGGTATTTCTTATGACTTTGATGTGGATGGTGAGCAAAGCACATGCGCATCCCTTGTCTTCAATGCCCTGTATCGCAATGCAGGCGTAACCCTTTCGTAATCCAGGAGAAATTTCATGGCCTATAACTTTCCCGAAGGTAGCAAATTCCAGTTTTCTACCACCTTCGCATCCGCCAAAACGGTGACTGCCATCACCAATGCAAACCCGGCAGTCGCAACCTCTGTAGCTCACGGCTACACCACGGCAGACGAATTCCTGTTCACCAGCGGCTGGGAAGATGCAACCAACAGCGTATTTCGCGCCAACGTGCTGACTGCCGATACCTTCGGTGTATTGGGCCTCAACAGCTCCAACACCACGTATTTTGGCGTCGGTACCGGCATTGGTAGTGTGCAGAAAATTTCCGGCTGGACCGATGTGCCCCAAGTCCTGAGCATTTCCAATACGGGGGGCGATGCGCGTTTCACCACGGTGCAGCCGCTGGCCAGCCGTAACGCCATCCAAATCCCTACCGGCTTCAATGCTGCGAGCACCACACTAACGCTAGCACATGACCCCGCACTGGTGGCATACCAAACCATGCTAGACCTTTCGCGCAGCTTCACCAAAGTGGCTTTCCGGGTGGTGGGTGCAGCGGGCACGTCCTACGGCTACGGCTATATGTCGGTTTCCGAAGTGCCGCAAAAACAATCTGGCCAGGTGGACCAGGTGACATGCGCCATTTCCATGATTGGCCGCACGATCAGCTACTAAACCAGTTTTGCGCACGGCAGGGCAGGGTTTGCAGCAATGCAGGCCTTGCCTGCCCGGTTTTGCCCGAGCTTGGCACGCCGTGCGCGACTGCATCGCAAGATGTTTTTTACCCTATCGGGCCTGTTGTTTCTACTTATCGGGCACACCATGGCAATCAAAATCATCGTTTCTGACACTGTTTCATTCAAGGTCAAAGGCTCTATCAATGACGAAAAGGGCATCCCGCAGCCTTTTCATTTCAACCTTACTTGCGTTCGCCTCAATAGCGACCAGGTGCAGGAAAAACTCAAATCCGAAACCGAAGCCTCATTCACCGATTTCATGGTGGATGTAGTGGAGGATTGGAGCGGCGTGCGCGATGCCGATGACAACGTGCTGCCCTATAACGAATCCAATCTGCGCCAACTGTTGCGCATATCGGGCCTAGCCCGGCTGACGTTCCAGACCTACTTTGCAGAGTCTGGCGCCAAAGAAAAAAACTAACCGCGCTCGCCCGCCAGATAGCCGCCCACAAAGCCACCGAAGACCATGACCCCGCAGAACTTGCAAACCCATTCATTGCGGCATTACTGCCCGGTGGCGAGCCTGAGCAAGAGCATGCCTATCTGTGGTTTTGCAATGTCAACACATGGGCGCACTGGATTGCTGTGCAAACACAGTGGCGCACGGGCGGTATGGGTGGCGCTACTGGTTTGGACTATGCGGGCGTGCGCGCCTATCTGGACGAATGCAACCTGCAGCCGCCCGAGCGTGGCGAGGTATGGGCGGGCATCACTGCGGCAGAGCGCGGCACGCTGGACGGCTGGACACTCAAAAGCCAGCAAGACAAAGCGCCCGGCGCCCGGTGAAGGGGTGAATCATGGCTGATGGCGTCATTGGCATCAAGATCACGGGTGACGCCACCGGCCTGCAACAAAGCCTGCAGGGCGCCAGCGGCAGCGTGCGCGAGTTTTCTGAAAAGATCAAAGACAGCGCAGGCAGCATGGATGCGCTGGCCAATGGTCTTAAAAGCGCTTTCGTCGGGTCAAGCATTGCCGTGGGTATTATTGGCCTGAAAAACACCGTGGGTGAATTCACCCAGGCACTCATTCAGGCGCAGATACAAGCCGACAAACTGCGCAACGGACTGAACTTTGCGGTGGGGCGAAGCAATAGCGCGGGCGAGATTGATTTCATTCGCAGTAGCGCCAAAAACTTAGGCTTAGAGTTTGTCAGCACTGCAGCCCAATACACCAAGCTGGCAGCGGCTGCGCGTGACACTGGCCTGCAGGGCCAAAAGGTGCGCGATGTGTTCACCAGTATTGCCCAGGCCAGCATGGTAATGGGCCTGAGCGCACAGGAAACCGAAGGCGCTTTGCTGGCTGTGACGCAAATGATTTCCAAAGGAAAAGTGCAGGCGGAAGAATTGCGCGGGCAATTGGGCGAGCGCTTGCCAGGTGCGTTTCAGATTGCTGCCGAAGCCATGGGCGTCACTACCGGCGAGCTTGACAAAATGCTGCAGACCGGCAATGTGCTCACCGAAGACTTTTTGCCTAAGTTTGCCGCCGTGCTCACGCGCAAGACGGCACCCGAAGTGGCTGCGGCAGCGCAAAGCATGCAGGCCAGTGTGAATCTGATGGCCAATGCGTGGACGGATTTTAAGCAGACGTTTGCCGATGGGGCGGTGGCTAGTGGCCTATCGGGTTCCATGCGTGGCATTGCCACCAGTGTGGGCGGAATTTCTGAAAACCTGCAGGTGGTAAAAGCTAACGGGGGCGGGTTTTTCCGGCAGTTCATTCAACTTACCGGCGATTCACTGGCTACTTTTTTGCCATTGGTAGATGCGCCACGCACGTTGGCCGTGCAGCTCGACATGGCAAACCAAAAAGTGGTTTCCCTGCAAAAGAGCATGACCGGCGCAGACGCCTACACCCGAGACTTTTTGCAAAAAGAGATTGCATCCACCCAAGACTGGATAACCGTGCTGGCAATTGCCATTGCCAAAAAGCGCGAGCTGATGACCGGACCGGGCGGGGGCAACCAGTCAGCCGCCGAAGACCGGCGATTTTCTGAAAGTGCATCCGCAGAGTCTGCACGCAAGGCCAGAATCAAAGCGCAGCAAGACGGCCTGAAAGCCGCCATGGGCACCTATGCCACGCCTAACGAAAACCTGACTGCTGAATTAAAGAAGCAAAAGGATTTATTGGGCGACTTGTTTACGCCAGACCTAGAGCGCCGCATCCGTGCGCACTTTATCAAGCCCGTGACAGATACCAGCGATGCGGCCAAAGGCTTGAAGCTGTATAGCGACCTGATTGGTAAGTCTGGAGGCTACAGCGCTGACTATGCCGAAAAAGTAACATATCTATCTGCAGCCTATGCCAAGGGAAAAATCAGCCTAACGGACCTGAATACCGCACTGGTGGAATTGAATGCCGAGCAAAAGGTAAACATTGGCATTGCCAAAGACCATGCAGATGCCCAAAAGGCCATCATCAAGGCTTACGAAGAAGAAGTAAAAGCCCATCAAGACAAGATAAAAGAGCTTGATAGGTCAGCAACGGGCGAGGCTACCCGGATGCAAAAACTGCAGGACGAAGAAAAGGCGGTAGGCATTGCCGCTGAACAGCAAATAAGTTTGGCCGCAGCCATTGAAGAAGTTGGCCTAGCCCGCGTGCGCGAAACCTACGCCAAAGAAGCCGCTAACAATGCCGATGGCCAAACCCTGTTGGCACTGCAAAAAGAAATTACTGCCCGCGAAGGAATCATCAAACTGCTAGGCGATAAAGAAGTGCGCACCGCCAATGCAGAGGCCGCTAAAAAGGCTGCAGAAGATACGGTAGCCGAATGGAAAAAAGGCTGGAATGAAACGGACCGCATCGGGCGCGAAGTGTTTACCGCATGGGCTACAGACGGTAGCAGTGCCGCGAAAAAGATTGGCGACACGCTAAAGACGGCCCTGTTATCCGCCATCTACGATGCCACCCTCAAACCCATCATGTTTCAGATTTATGCCTCTGCAACCGGTGGGCCGGGTGTATCTGGCACTGCGGCATTTAGTGGGGGCGCTGCGGTTGCTGAAAGCAGCTTGAATGCACTTAAGGGTTTGGGTGCAATGGCTGCGGCCTTCAATGGCGCAGGGCTCGCCGGTTTCGCTCAGTCTGGACTAGGGCAAAGCATGGGGTTAAGCCAGACCATCGCCACCGATGCGGGGCCAGGCTTGGCAAACACTACTGCGGGTAATTTGGTTTCGCAACTGCCCATTGGCGGAATTATTGCAGCCTATAGCAAAGGCGGGCTGGAGGGCTTCGCCACGGGTGTGGCATCCACTGCGGTGGCGGGCGCGGTTGCAGCGGGCACCACTGCTTTGGCGGGCGGCGCAACTGCCATGGCTGCAGGTTCGGCGGCTATGTCTGGCGCCACTGCTGCCCTTGCTGCCGTTCCAGGGTGGGGATGGGCCGCACTCGGTGTTGCGGCATTTCTTGGCATGAATGGCAACAGCGTGCATGGTGTTGGCACCGGGTCAGCCGGAAAGACGTTTGATAAGACTGGCAAGATCATAGACACACAGGCAACGGCACAATTTGGCGGCGCCACTGCACAGACCGACGCCGTTATCAGCGCACTGCAATCAAGTTACATAACCAGCGCGGCCAAGTTGGGTATAGGCGCTGTGCAAACTGGTTTCTCTACCGGTTCAAACATATCAAGCGATGGCACCAACCCCCATTTTTCTATTGGGTCGGCTGCTGGCAGCAAGTCTTATCAAACTGCAGACAATACGCTCTACAGCGCGGATGCCATGCAACTTGAAGCAAGCCGCGCCGTGCTGGCAGCATTGCAAGGCTCTGAACTGCCAAAATATCTAGCGGGTGCTTTTGATGGCATCACTGTCAGCACACTGACCCAAGCGCAAATTGACGAATGGTACAAGGGCGCGGACGCCATCAAGGTGTTTAACGACACGATGCAGGCGTCACCATGGGAAAGCCTAAAGAATCTCAGTTACCAGACCATTCAGACGCTTGCGCTGTATGGCGGCGGAATTGATAAGGTATCTGCCAGCCTAGGCACGTTCTACGATAAGTTCTATACGTCTGCCGAGAAAACAACCAACCTCACTAAGAGCACAGCCAAGGCGTTTGATGCGCTTGGCATAGTTATGCCTGCAGCCGACTCCGGCATGCGCGATTGGTATAAAACTTTGGTTGAAAACCAGCTTGCGTTAGACCAGTCGATACCCGGCAATGCCATGGTGACCAATAGCATTCTGTCATTGCAAGGCGCGGTGGATACGCTGGCGCCCGCATTCGATTCGGTCACTGCTTCGGTCAATGCAACGGCTGACGCCATCACCAAAGCATTCGACCAGCTCACCACCGACAGTAAGACGCTGGCTGCGGACCTGTTGCGTGCGCAGGGAAACACCCGTGCGGCAGATTTTTTAACGATGGGCGTAGACCCCAACAATGCCGCCGCATCAAAAGTGGTGGCGCAATACGATGCAAACCAGGCTATCAAAGGCCAAATCGCGGCAATAGCCACCGACAAAACGGCTGTGGATGCGCTTAACGGCGTTATTGGCACATTGGCTGGTAACAGGAAAACCCTTGAATCGCAGGTGCTCACCGCCAACGGCGACCCTGCCGGGGCGCTGGCACTGACGCGAAAAAATGAATTGGCCAAACTCACCGAAGGAATGAGCACCACGGATGCCGCCAAAGTCGCCGCAGCCTATGCCTATAACACCGCGCTGGAAGATCAAATCACAGCGCTGAACAATGCCAAGACGGCTGCAGACGCGGCGGCGCAGGCGCAGCAACAGGCGGCGGACGCAGCCGCCAAAGCCGCTGAACAATTGAAATCGGCATGGCAATCGGTCACCGACAGCATATTTACCGAAGTGCAGCGCATTCGTGGGCTTATGTCCACCAACGGCGCACAGTCGTTTGCACAGGCGCAATCGGCCTTCTACCAGACCAACGCGCAGGCGCAGTCCGGTAATCAGGATGCCGCCAAACTCTTGCCAGGTTTGAGCCAAACGCTGTTGACGTTAGCCGAAGCGCAGGCCACCAGTCTGCTGCAACTGCGTTCCATTCAAGGCCAGGTGGCTGGCACGCTCACCACCACCGGCACCCAATTGTCAAACCAGTTTGGCTTAACCATACCCAAACTGGCCACCGGTACCAACATGGTGCCAAAAGACATGATTGCCATGATTCACGCCGGCGAGGCCGTAGTGCCCGCCGTTTACAACCCGGCCAATGGCGCGGGCGCACCCAATGGCGATATGGTGGCAGAGCTGCAGGCCATGCGCATCATGTTGCAAGCCCTGCAGGCTGCGGCTGACAAGACGGCAGATTCTTCGCTATCCACCAGCAAGATGCTCACGCGGGTTACCCGCAATGGCGATGCCATGCAAGTCACTACCGACACCAGCGTAACGGTAATAGGCGTATGACCGTCAAGCGCATATCTGACCTACCCGCAGCCAGCACCATCAGCGGCACTGATTTGGTGTTTGTAATGCAGGGCGGCATATCAAAACAGGCCGCTGTTTCGCTGTTTCCAAGTGGCGGCGGTGGCGGCGGTGGGGCTACCACGCTCGCGGCTTTAACCGATGTAAATGTGTCTGCCGTTAACCCCGGCGATACCTTGTATTACGACTCCGCAACGGCAAAGTGGAAGCCGACAAACGTCTATGACGGAGGCAATTTCTAATGGCCAACAAAATCAGAATCAAGCGCAGGGCAAGCGGCGGCGGTGCTGGTGCACCGGCATCCCTAGAAAATGCCGAGCTTGCGTTTAATGAACAGACCAATATTCTGTATTACGGTACTGGCACGGGCGGCGCAGCGGGCACGGCTACGGCCATCATTCCCATTGCGGGCTCTGGCTATGCGGCGCCGATCGACTCGCCCACGTTCACCACGGCTGCAAACGCGCCTACAGTAGCTGCAGATAACAACACCACAAGCATAGCCACCACGGCGTTTGTTATTGGCCAGGCGTCTGCGGTGGCGGGTGTGGCGTTGGGCTCTGCCGCCATAGGCTCATCGTTGCGTTATGCCCGTGCAGACCATGTGCACGCTATGCCAACGCATAGCAGCATCGGCGCGCCCACGGCAGATGTGCCATGGAGCTCATTCAAGATAACTTCTTTGGCAGACCCGGTTTCTGCGCAAGATGCAGCCACCAAAAACTATGTTGACACGGTTGCCCAGGGCTTAGACCCCAAGGCATCGGTGCGCGCAGCCACGGCGGCTGCGGGTACGCTGGCATCCAGCTTTGCCAATGGTTCGGTGGTGGATGGCATTACGCTGGCCACGGGTGACCGCATTCTTGTCAAAGACCAGGCCGCACCGGCTGAAAACGGTATTTACACCGTCAACGCATCGGGCGCGCCCACACGGGCACTTGATGCTAATGCGTGGACAAAGCTGCCCGGCGCCTATGTGTTTGCCGAAGTGGGCACCGCCAATGCAGATGTGGGCTACCTGTGCACGGTAGACCAGGGCGGCACGTTGGGAACGACGGCTATCACGTTCCAGCAGTTCACGGGCGCAGGGTCCATCACGGCGAGCACGGGCCTTACCAAAGTGGGCAATACCCTATCGGTAAACATTGCCTCTGCGGGTGCGCTGGGTGGCATAAAAGTGGGTTCGGGGTTAACGATTGATGGCACGGGTGTGCTGGCTGCGGCTGGTGGCTCTGGTGCGCCGTCCCTCATTTCCACCAACACTACGGCCACGGGCGGCAGCAACTATGTCTTTACGGCAGCGCTTACGCTCACACTGCCTGCCAGTCCGGCCACTGGCACCGTGGTAGTGTTTGCCAATTCGTCGGGTGCGGTGTGCACCATTGCACGCAATGCCCAGCTCATTATGTCGTTGGCCGAAGATTTGACGCTGGATGTGCTGTTCAGCTCCGCAAGCGCAGTTTTTGTGGGTGGCTCGGTGGGGTGGTACCTGACCGATATTTCATCCAGCTCGGTGCTCACAACCGATTGGTCAACCATTACATCCAAGCCAACCACCATAGCCGGGTACGGCATCACCGATGCAGCCACGGCCTACACGCTGCCCACGGCATCCGCTTCGGTGCTGGGTGGGGTCAAGATCGGCACGGGCATTGACATGGCGGCGGGCATCATTTCAATCAATGCCGCATACCTGACAAATACCAGCACGCTGGATGGGGGCACGTACTAAATGGCAAACCCCATCTTGCACAAGTTCAATGCAACAGCAGCGGCAGTGCCTGCGGCTGGTGCGTTGACCGTGCGCGAGCTGGCCATCAATACGGCAGATGGAAAGCTGTTTACCAAGACGGCGGCGGGCGCTGTGCTGGAAATCAGCAACGCCACCCATACCGGCGATGTAACGGGGTCCACAGCGCTGACGCTGGCATCCATCATTACAGCCGGTGGGCCCACGGGTGGTGCATCGGTTGTGCCGGTCATCAGTTATGACGCCAAAGGCCGGTTGACGGCGGTTACCACTGCGAGCATTACGCCAGCAGCTATTGGGGCGCAGGCGGCTGGTTCTTACCAGGCGGCGGGCAGCTATGAGGCGCCACTGACGTTCTCGGGTGGGGTTTCTCGCTCAGTTAATGCAATCACTGTCACTTATGGCACCACGGCCAGCACCGTATGCCAGGGCAATGACTCGCGCCTGAGTGATGCACGTGTAGCGTCGGATGTCTTTGCATGGGCCAAGGCTTCGGTCAAGCCGACGTACACCTACACGGAAGTGGGGGCGCAAGTAGCAGGGTCGTACCCAACGGGTTCAGGTACATGCTCGGGTACAAATACTGGCGACCAGACGAACATAAGCGGGAATGCAGGGACCGCTTCATCTAGCCCACTGCTATCCACATTGGGTACTTACGTTTGGACATCGGCTAGTCTCCCACTATCCTTCCCACTAGGGGAATCAAATTCCTTTGTGCAGGGCGCAGACGGATGGCCTAATTATGGTTCGGTCATAAACACCCGCACTTACAGTGGCGGCGGCGGCTCGCTTCAAATGTATATCCCTTACTCACCTACATATGGTGGGACAGGTATACAGGTTCGATTCGGCAATTATGATGTTTCGACGGGTAATAGCTGGACATCATGGAAAACACTTTTAGCCACCGACAATTTCGTCGCCGGTACGAATTATGAAGTGCCGCTCACATTCTCTGGTGGCGTTTCGCGCTCGGTCAATGCAGTCAGTGTTACATACGGCACGACAGCGGCAACGGTGTGCCAGGGCAATGACTCTCGCCTTAGCGATGCGCGGGCCGCAAGTGGTGGCAATGCGGCCACAGTGACAAGCGTTGCGGGTGCTACGGGCCTCACATCGTCGCAGGTAACCACTGCGCTGGGTTACACACCCAGCAACCCAGGCGGGCGCACGGTTTCAGTTATCAGTACCAACACCACGGCAACGGCGGGCACCACGTATGCGTTTACGGCATCGCTCACGCTTACGTTACCGGCGTCACCGTCTGCAGGCGCCAGTGTGGTGTTTTCAAACCGCAGCGGCACATCAACGTGTGTTATTGGTCGCAATGCGCAAAACATCATGGGCCTTGCGGAAGATATGACTATTGACGGTATCAATTACTGCGCTGAATTGGTGTTTGTGGATGCAACCAGGGGATGGGTTTTAATATGAGAGCGATACCACCCCTAACCATTACGGATGCCATGCTTACCAGCAGCACCGTGGCCGAGCCAAGTGCGGGTGAAACGGCATGGGTTAGCGGTACCACCTATGCGGTGGATGATATTCGCATTCTTACTTCCACACATCGCAAGTATCAGCGCCTTGTGGCCGGTGCGGGCACTTTGACGCCGGATGTGGATTATGCCAACTGGTTAGATGTTGGACCCACCAACAAGTGGGCCATGTTTGATACGCTGCGCAACAGCTCCACCACGGCCACCACCAGCATGACGGTGGTTATTACGCCAGGTAAGCGCATTGACAGTATTGCGCTTATAGGCTTGGTGGCTGAATCAGTTTCCATTAGCGTTACATCGGGTGGCACTACGGTTTATTCGGTAACGGATAACCTGATTCTGCGCAACACTACCACATGGTACAAATATTTCTTTGGTGCTTTTGCCTATAGTGGCACATCAGTGCATTTTGATTTGCCGCCGTTTACCAATGGCGTTATTACCATAACCGTTAGTCGGGCGTCTGGCACTGTTGGGCTTGGTGCGCTGGTTATTGGCCAGTCGGTTTATATGGGGCAGGTATTAACTCAGGCCCGCAGCGAGGCCATGAATTTTTCCACCGTCACCCGCGATGCCTTTGGCAATGCCACGTTGGTGCCGCGTAGGACTATCCCGCTCACATCGCAAACACTGCACGCAACAAATGAAATGGTGGATAGCCTGCGCGACCTTCGGGCGTTGGGCAATGCTATGCCTATGGTATGGAGCGGCATGGACGACAAAATCAATAACGCCTGTTTTGAGGGTTTATTGATTTTGGGGGCTTATAAAGAGTTCAATATTTCTATGGAGAATACCGGCTATGCAACCATCACTCTATCTTTGGAGGAAATATAAATGGCCGTAATAACGCCACCTTCGGTAACCTCGTTACCTACTCCACCCAGCACTATTAGTCCTGCCAACTTTGACAGCCGGGCCGATACGTTTCTAGGTGGCCTGCCAACTTATCAGACTGAGCAAAATGCGCTGGCTGCAAATGTGTATGCCAATGCGGTGGATGCGGCAAGCAGCGCAACACTGGCAGCATCCCAGGTAACCAACGCCACCACGCAAGCGGGTAATGCTGCAATCAGTGCGGCAGAGGCAGTTCAGTCTGCGCTGGCCGCTGCGATAAGTGCGGGTGCTGCCGCGTGGGTAAGCGGCACTACCTATGCCATTGGGGATGTGCGCTACAGCCTTATTACCTTGCGGGTGTATAGGCGCCTGACCAATGGCGCGGGTGCAACTGACCCAAGCGCAGATGGCACTAACTGGAAGTCAGTCGATGCCAATCCTGTGGTGCAAATTGTCAGCGGCACCACGCAGGCTGCAACGGCATTCAATCACTACGTGCTGACTAATGTTGCGGCCACTACGGTTACCTTGCCCGCTTCGCCTGCATCGGGCGATACGGTTTGGGTAACTGTTACTAACGGGTTATCAACAAACACTATTGCGCGCAACGCGCAGTTAATCATGGGGGTTGCAGAGGATATGACCATCGACAACCAAAACGCGACCGTCGAACTACGGTTTGTTAATTCTTCTTGGAGGCTTGTATAAATGTCAACACTTAGTCAATTTACGGTAAGCAGCAACAGCAATATCTTTACGCAGTTCTTTCCTGTAAGTGCTACGTTTGTAACGCCAGCCGCAGGCAAATACCGTATCGGTGTTTTGGGTGGCGGCGGCAGCGGTGGAGCATCTGGTACGGCGGCTGTGAATAGTGCATCCGGTGGCGGTGGCGGCGGATTTTGTGAGACTGAAATTAGTCTCGCTGCGGGAGTTTCGCTGACGCTTGTTGTTGGCGCTGGCGGTGCATCAGTAGCCACCGCTACAACGTCTGCGGGGAACGCTGGCGGGGCATCCTCAGTCACTGGTGCTGGTTTGACGACCATGACCGCGAACGGCGGTGGCGCAGGAGCAGTAACCGCAGGCGTGGCGTCCGGCGGGGCGGGAGGAACTGCATCCGGCGGAACAACCGTCAACGCAACGGGCGGTGCTGGCGGGGCTTGCACATCGAGTCCTAGCGCATCTGGCGGCGGGGCGGCGGGGTCGCCCAAAGGAACGGGTGGCAATGGAGGTATATCCACGGCCAGTGTCCCATCCGGCGGTGGAGGTATAGGCGGGTGGGCTGGTGCACCATTTTTGAGTTCCAGTGGAGGCGGCGGCGGATCATGTGGTGCAGCTAGCGGAGCTACTGGGGGTATCGGGGCTGTAAATTTATTGATTGACCCCACTCGATTAACCGGTACGTCCGCCCCATCAGTTTTCGCAAGCTATTCAAACCCATTCAGAAGTTTGTACGGATGTGGTGCAGGTGCAAATGGAGTGGCTGGCCCCGGTGGCGGCGGTTCAGCCGGGTACTTTTCATCTGCGGGCAAGGTAGCGGGCGCGTTAGGTGGCGGGGGAACGTATATGTCTACGAGTTCGACCTCCGATTCGAACGTACTCGCGTCAAGTTTTGGCGGCGGCGGCGGCGGTGCTTCCTGCGCTACTGGCGCTGCTTCAGTGGGTACTAGCGGCGCTGGCGGTGCTGGCCTCATCGTTATCGAAAGGATCGCATAAATGTCTACCTACAAAATCAACTCCACCGGCAATCTGGTTCTCTCTGACCAAGCGTTCATGGATCAGCACTACCCCGGCGACTACACGCTGGCGCCTGATGTTGTAGCCCCTGTGGTTCGACCTTCAATCTCTAAGCGCGAGTTCCTGAAACTCTTTACTCCCACAGAGTATGGGGCAATAAAAACCGCAGCCGGTGCAAACACTACGGTTGACTATTACTGGCAGCAATTCCTGCTCGCAGAGTTCATCAGCCTCAGTGACCCTGACACGCTCGGTGGCTTGCAAATGCTTGAAGGTGCAGGCTTGCTTGCTGCGGGTCGTGCAGCAGAGATAGTTGCATGAAGCTCACGCTCGCCATCGTTGCAATAGCCTTATCGCTGCAAGGCTGCGGCGGGGCTACAGCTACGCCTGTGCCCCAGCCGTTGCGCGTGGCGGCGCTGGGGGATTCAATTACGCAGGCGTTTATGTGTGACCGTGATGCGGGGGATATGGATTGCTATCCGCGTGCCGTGCAGAGCAAAGCATGGCCTGCGAAGCTGGCGGCATTGAATCCGCGCCTGAATGTATCGTCCTATGCTGCGGCGGGGTGCCAATTGGTTAAGTGCAGCTATGAATTCGCACTGAGTGCATTCCTGCCAGTGGATTACGTTGTCATGCTGTACGGTGTAAACGAAAGCGCAGCGGGGGTGCCTGTAGCTACCTTCATTGATAGCCTTAAGTACCAGATTGCTGCGCGGCCTAGCAAATACATCATCGTCAAACCCCCGGTGCATTTCCCGGCGGCAGACCCTGCGACTGATGCAAGCATCAAGCTGCTGCTGCCCCAGTACCGCGCCGCACTGGACTCCATTGCAGGCGCTACCGTGATTGACCCGCTCGGTGAAACCGATTGGTGGTGTGATCTAAAACGTGACCAACATCCATGTGAGCCTGCGCATATTGCCATTGCAAAAGCCGTGAATGCTGCTTTATGACCCGCATTATAAATATCCTATTTATCGCAGACTGTTTTCTGTTCAGTCTCTGCACGCTCGGTGCTGCTTATCCATTCGAGAGTTTCAGCAGTGCGGCATGGCGTGCGGAAAGCAGGGGAATGTTTTACGGCAAGTTTCGCCCAATGATAGACGCACTGTTTTGGTTTCAGCCCAATCACTGCCAACGGTCCTATGACCGCGCCAAATTTAACTTACCGCAGGATATGCAATGACTGAATTTAGACCATCTGGCTTTGAGCAACGCAAGGGTGATAGGCGCGCCCCTGAAACGTTGCCATTGCAGCCAGAGAAAAATGAAGGATGGCATTTAGATAAAAAAGTTCCCATTAGTCTTATTGCAGGAATGATTGCGCAGGTATTTATTGGCGCATGGTGGGTTACTTCGCAACTTGCAGAGCAGCGTAAAGATTTGGAGCTTGTCAAAGCGGATATAACGGTTCTGCACCAGCGGGATACTACAAATAGCGATGCCGTTCGGGAGGCATTAAAACTTATGCAAGAGCAATACCGACTGCTAGATAACAAACTAGACCGGCTTATTGAGAGGGCGCCTAAATGATTAACTCCCGTGACCCGCAGGAACTGCTACCCGGCCCGCGTGCCAAGCTATATAGCTTTGTGGCTAAGTGCAAAAGCGCTGGTATTGATGTGATTGTCACCAGCACATACCGGGATGCTGAATCGCAAGATACCTTATATCGCCAGGGCCGCACATCGCCCGGCCAACGGGTTACCAATGTAGCGGGTGGCGATTCGTTCCATAACTGGCGTGTGGCCTTTGACTTTGTGCCTGTGGTGAATGGCAAAGCCATGTGGGATGACATTAAGTTATGGCGTACTTGTGGCGAGATTGGCAAGTCTTGCGGGCTGGAGTGGGGCGGTTATTGGCATTCATTTCCCGATATGCCTCATATGCAGGACACGGGCGGCTTTCAGATTGCCGACTTCAAAGCGGGCAAAGTGCCGGACGTGCAACTGGCATGAAAAATCTGTGAGCCGTTTGGATATACCCATCAATGAGCCCGAATTCTTGCCTGTTGAAGTAGCCATATTACATGCGCTGCTTGATAAGCACGAGCAATACCAGGCGCAGGGCCGGGATTTGGAGGCGCGGGGCATGGCCCGCGCTGCGCACATCATGTGGACGATTCTGAAAGGTGATTTTGAGGCAACGCAACCAACCAACTGGAGTGGACTATGAGCGATTTTGATTGGAAAAAAGTTCTGCCCGTTATTGGTGCAGCCGTTACCGGCAACGTGCCGGGCGCCATCATCGCGGCAGCATCGGCGCTGGGTGATGTGTTTGGCATCCAGGTGGATGCTACGCCAGAGGCTATTGACACTACGCTGAAAGCGGCAACGCCTGAACAGCTTGCGGCGCTTAAAAAGATTGACGCCGATCTAAAAATCCGCTTTCGTGAGCTGGATACCGAAGACAAGCGCATTGATGCGGCCAGTGACGCCGCAATCATTGATGACGTGAAGGATTCGCGCAAGTTCAATGCCCATACCGATGGCATTCTGTATCTTGGCTACCTGATAAATCTGGCCTCTTATGGCTGCATCTTTTCAATCCTGTACGGATGTTTCCGGGTTTTGACCGGCACATCCATGCAGGGGGTTGACCCAGGCCTAGCGGCCACCGTGGGCACCGTGGTGGGTGCTGTGGTGCAGTGGCTTATGTCCAACTCATCCCAGGCTAATGGTTTCTTTTTTGGCTCATCGCCCGGCAGCCGCCAGGTCAGTGCTGATCTTGCGAAGGCAATCGGCGCAGCCACTTCCAAACTCAAGTAGTTGAGTACCTCCCTCCGGTGTGTTCAAGGCGCACCGGTTTAGCCCCAGCGCTTTGCGGCGCCGGGGCTTTTTTCTGGTGCGCGGGCGGCATACCGGGTACAAAACCGGGTATCGTGTGATAAATGCTCTCGCAACCCGCATGGATGCTAGCTATTCGTTTCCCTCCGTTTCCGCCAGTTACCCCCAACCGGAGGCAACTGAAAACCTTACAAGCCAACCGAAAACAGTGCAAAATCAAGGCCTTAGCGGCGATTCTGGGGCACCAAAGGCAACTTAACCCCACCGTAACAACCCCATCCACGCAGATAGTGGCCGGGTATTTGTTCGGGTATCGCAGCTCCACCCTGTTTTGGATACCCGGAAATGGCCACCAACAAGCTCACCGATGCGCAATGCAGGCTTGCAAAACCCGCTGACAAGGCCCGCAAACTCAGTGATGGGCATGGCATGTTCCTGTTTGTCACGCCCAAAGGCGCCAAAGTGTGGCGTATGGCCTACACGCTGCACGGTAAAGAACAAACCGAAGTATTGGGGCCATACCCGCTTTTATCGTTGGCAGATGCCCGGTCCAAGCGGGACGAATTGCGCAGGAAGCTCTTAGACGGCATCAACATCAAAACCAAGGGCAAGGCATCCATTTCTTTTTCTGATGCGGTGACGGCGTATTGGGCGGTCCGGGCGGACGTTTCTGCCGGGTACAAGGCTAATGCAACACGCGGGCTGGCCATGCACATTGAAGAATTCATTGGCACGCACCCGATTGCCACCATTACGCGGGAGTCACTGCTAGAGCAATTGGCCCGGCTGGATGCGGCGGGCAAGTATGTGTATGCCAAGCGCCTTCGGGTGTGGGCTGGCCAGGTGTTTGATTGGGCGGTGGAGCACGGCTATTGTCCGGTCAATGTGGCCGGGATGATTGACCCCAAAAAAGCCTTTGGCAAAAAGCGGGTGCTACACCATGCGGCCCTGCAGCTCCGCGAAGTGCCAGACTTCATGGCCCGGCTGGCCATGGAAGATGATTTGCAATCGGTGCTGGCCAACAAACTGTTGGCTTTAACGTGGGTGCGCACGCAAGAGCTGCGCTTTATGCTCTGGAGTGAAATAGAAGGGAATGTATGGCGTATCCCCGAAGGTAAAATGAAAAAGCGCCGCGAGCACCTTGTGCCGCTATCCACCCAGGCGCTGGAACTGCTTGCGACACTCAAAGCGCGCAGCCGGGGCGGTGTGTACGTGTTTCCGGCTGACCATCGGATAGACCGGCCCATGTCGGAGAATGCAATTCTTTATCTGATTCACCGCATTGGGTACAAAGGCAAGATGACCGGCCACGGATGGCGGCGTGTGGCCAGTACGTGGGCCAATGAGGGCGGCTACAGCAAAGATGCCATAGAGGCACAGCTCGCCCACTCCGATGATGACGAGGTACGCGCCATTTACAACATGGCCAAGTACCTGCCTGAGCGCCGCAAGATTTTGCAAGATTGGGCTAACTGGTTACAAAAGATTGATGCCAGCCGCCTGCAGAGTGGACAGGCGCCAGGCGCGGGTGCGTAGGCTGATGTTCACATCGGGCGCCGGGAGTTTCCCGGCCTTAATCCAGCGGCGTATGGCTTCGCTGCCCACTTTTAGCTGGGCGCACAGATCGGTGCGGAAGATGATGCGGTCAGTCATGTTGGCGCCTTATTCATCAAAATTACGGCGATGCGGCCACGTGTTGGGAATGAACTAAGCTCGCAATCCAATGTGTATAAGTAGTCGGTTTCTGCGCCACCACCGCTACCGTCGCAAGGCGATTCAATGAATACATCAATATGGCCAGGCATGGAAGTTAGCTTTTCAATCAATTCAGAAACGGTCATTTATTAGCTCCCGATGCTGCACGGGAAAAATCAATAGCTGTACGCAACCCACCAGAAATGCAGCAAATGTGCGCACCGTTATGGAAACTTCCCATTTTGTCTAGGTAATCTAGGCGAACTGAATCAAGGCGCAATCTCTCAATTTCCGCAGCCGCTTCTATTTGCAAGTCACCCCACACCGACACGCCTTTACTTGCCGTATCGCGCAGCCGTTTAATTAAGTCGGTCATGCTGCAACTACCTTAAACGTATGCCCGCTGGTGGCGCGCTTGTGCACTTCAAGAATCGCAATCGCTACCTCCTTTTGTCCTGCATGTTCCATCTGCTGGGCTTGAATATCCAACATATCGCGTAGGGCTTGCGCACCCAGGCCATCTAGCCCAATAGCCTTGCCCTGCAAACAGCGCATCTTGATACGCACAATGGCCTCTTGGCCTTCAATAATCTTTGGCTCGCACTCGGGGCCAAAGCCGCGCTCGCACAGCACCAGGCAGGTATTTGCAGCTACAGCCAATTCATCAATGTGGGCAGTAGTGCCACGGCCATGCACGATTTCATCAAACGCGGCATGCGAGTCCAGGGATAGCCGTACCTGTTCTTTTTTCTCCAGGGGCTCGACTGCAAGGGCGCGCCATACCGGGTGTTTAATCAGATTGATAGTCTTGCGTTGCACGGGGCTTAATGCCAGATTTTGACGGTGGTTCATAGTTGATTCTTTAGAAAATTGAATGCTGTTGCTGCCACTCTTGGAACTTGGCCGTTTCCAATGGCTTTAATTCGGTTTGCCCGATAGGCCACCCCATTAGCCACTCGACCCAATCGGGGTTCAAGCGCATCGGCGGGGTCTGCTGGCCAGGGGCAAAACCCTGACGTTCTATCGTGTAGTCCGGCCGGTCGTTTGTCTCCGCACGGTTGTGGTTCGGTGACCATCCTTTGTAGGCTGTGGCTGTGGCTGTGGGGTATATCTTTACCGCTGTCGCCAGCCCATCCCCGCTGGTCGCACTCATACCCTTGCGGTTGTAGTTCCCGCAAGCTGTTGGCGTCGGCCACTTGCTGGGTGTGTTCACCATCTGCACCAGGCTCTGGCCGGTCATCTTGTCGGTGATCGTCCCGCCGCGTGTTGCATCGCTGGCTGATGGCGTTTGCCAGTATCCAGATTCTTTGGCGGTGGTGCGGGGCGTCCACGTCGGATGCTCCCAGCACTGTCCATCGCGCATCAAACCCGAGCTTGGCAAGGTCAGCGAGCACCCGGTCAAGTCCTCGATTAACGAGTGCTGGGCTGTTTTCAATGAATGCGTAGCTGGGTCGTACTTCGCCAATGATGCGGGCCATGTGGTGCCACATTCCGCTGCGCTGGCCGTCAAGGCCCGCCCCCCCCCCCCGCAACGGATATGTCTTGGCACGGAAACCCGCCCGCCACCACGTCAACAAGGCCGCGCCATGGCGTTCCGTCAAAGGTTTGCACGTCAGTCCAAATCGGGAATGGTGGGAAACTTCCATCGTCCTGTCGTGCCAAAAGCACAGCTTGGGCATAGGGTTCCCATTCAACGGCGCAAACACATCGGTGCCCGAGCAACTGCCCTGCGAGTATTCCGCCACCAGCGCCTGCGAATAGATGTAGCTCATTCATATGCCCCGACCATAGATTTTTTCGCCTTGATCGTCATAGGCTTAGGCTTTGGGCCGCGTTTGGCCGGTGGTGTGGCTGTGGCCAGCTTGCTGCGTGGTGCATAAAGAATGTCAAACGGACCACCCATGCTGCGGGGTTTTCCGTTGGGCCACACCAATACAAAACCTTGCTTCATGCTGCCGCCCTACCGGCCAGGCGCTGCGCCGCCGCATGCAGCCGAGCATTAAACCAACGTCGAATAACATAGCTGCGCGCCACGCTGATGCCGGTATAAAGCACGCCGATAAACAGGTTTTGGCTCAGGGTTATGTGAAACCCAATCAGCGGCAATATCAAAAAGTTTGCGCACATGTTGATGCCAAAGCCGATAGCCACATTCATAAAGGCTTCAATCAGCGAGCCAACTCGGGTTTGGTTCATTGGATTACCCTTTGCGTATCCATAAACACGGTGCCAAATTGCTTTTGCATCATGTCAATGATTTGTTGGGCGCTTTCCTTGCCAAAGTCTGCGGCCATAGAGCCATAAGCGGCGCCGATGATGCCTACATACAAGTTCGCCAGGTTCTGCGGGCTCATACCGTGAGCCTGCACCCTAATAACAGGCATCATGGCTTTTATAAACATGTCTTCACCCAGCTCTTGGGAAGTTCCAGGGAGTATGAATTTCATAGTTACGTCCCCAGCTCCGAGCCATCCATCCAGGTAAATTCATGCACAGGGCGATGCTTCTGGCAACTCACGCAATAGGTGGCGCCATAAAACTTAGGGTCGCGTGCATACGTTTCCGCCAGCGCCAGACCCATGCGGGTAATAGTGCTGCAATCTTTATGAAAATACGATTCGCGCACCGGTCGCACAAAGCCTTTGGCGCGTTCGTCCTCACTCAGCACCAGATAGGTTTTCGCTTGCTCTGTAGGCTCAACATCCACGCCGCGCGTCAAGCGTGGGTCATTGGGGTCTGTTGTCAGGCTCATTGCTTTAGCCTCACTTCAAAATTGAAATTCCCATCGGTCACGCTCATGGCCACAACGTAGTCGCCCGTAGCGTCCACTTCCGCTATTGGCATGCAAACGTTTGGCCCTGCGCGCAGCAAAAGTGCAATCAGCAATTGGTCGCGGAAGTTTTCCATTACCCGTGCGTGCTCTGGCGCATGTTCGCGCGCCAAATCAATACCTTGCCCCATTACTTACCCTCCCGCCGTTTCTTTGCCTCTGCCATCAGCATGGCGCTGCGCTCTTGTGTGAATGCCTTTTTGAAAACCTGACCTTGCGGGCTGTAAAAGTTCCAGGGGCAGGCATCATTCAAATCGACATATTGGTGTGCCGCTTCACGCGCTTGGCGCTCGATCACTTCAATGCTGTCAATCGCGTTACTCATTGCGCCAGGCATTACGGTGTACCCAACAGCACGGTAAAGCCGCTGGTGGTGCGCAGGGTTTCCACATAGCCCGCGAAGGCATCTTCAATGCTGCGCTCTGGCCGGTCCAACTCATACCAAAACTTGATGGCGCCCGCGTTCAGGCGATATTTCAGGCGGGCGCGCAGTTTGTAGCCTTCGCCGTTTTTGAAGATGCGCAGGCCCAGCGTAAATTCTTTGGGTATCTCCATGCCGCCATTGGTTCCTGCCGTGGCGTTGATGGCTTCGGTGTACTGCAATTGCACTTGGCCGTTTTGCAGCCGTTTGGCGCTGCTGAAATTAATGTCCGTCTTGGCCTGAATGGTCAGCGCCATGTCCAGCAGCTTGGCGGATGCGGGCTCGGTAATGTCTACCATGTTGTCTTCGACAAATTCCGCAAACTCGGTCTGCCCCATCTGCTTGCTATTCCAGTCCATCCACCGCTTAAATTCTGGCGTGAATTCAGCGCTGAATACGGCCCGGTGATCGCGCCAGCCGGGCTTAGTGAGCTGGTCATTGAAAATGGCAGTGATAGTGCGCTGGTCAGGATTTGCATAAACAAATGCATCCGCGATTGCAGCATCGGAAATCTGCTGTGCGTGCATGTAATCCAACAGGCTTTGCAGGCTTTTTAGTTGCACCGTTCCGCGCTTGCGGTTAGGCGTATCTTCTTGCTTTTCTATGTCCGTGGAAATGTCTTTGATGGCATAACCTTGTGGCACCACCACATGCGCATAGTGGCCCATAATTTCGGGCGCAATGGCGCTGGTAGCCAGGTCTGTTAACTGCCCCGCAAGCACCAGATATTCCGGCTTGCTTTGGATATCGTTGTATTCCATTATTTGGCTTCTTTCAGGTGAGTGATAACGCCATCGGCGTCAGGTTGGGTAAAGGTGGTGGGCGCGCTGGCCACAAAGGCAGCGGTAATGGTGTCGCGCACGCCGCCGCGTTCGTAGCCCGCGCTGCGCAAGTCCAGCGCATGCTGGCGTGGGTGTTGGCGGGTGGGCTCTGCATCGTCTGTGAGCCAAAAGAAATCCTGCGGCTGCTCGGGCTTGGGTAGCTCTAGCTTGCGCTCTGCCACGATGATGATTCGGTCTACATCGCCGCTAGCCTTGCTGCCGTTACTGACCTTGATTTTCAAAGTCATGCTGCCCGTGCGGCCCGTGTTTTTGACGGCCTGCAGCAACTCATTCAAGTCGCCAGTCAGCCCGGCATGCGTGCTGCCATTGTTCAGGTCTACCAGGAATAATCCAAATGCTTTCATGGTTATCCCCTAGAAGCTGCACACGCGTGCATCAATCGCATGCTTGGGCATCTTGGAAACCCATGCCACCATTTCCAGGTCACTGCGGCTGATAAATCGCTGGCCTGTTTCGGGGTTTGCCGGGGTCATTTCAATCAGTGCACGCACCAGGGCGCGTATGGGGCGCATCACAATCAACGGCCTGCGCTGGGTGTGCTGATTAAACGTACCGGGCCATGTGGATTGAATGGCGGGCTTACGCTTGTGCGTGCGCAGCTTCACCGGCGTTGGTGCCTGCGCTGCATCCGTGCGGGCTTGTGCGCTCACAGATTTTTTCAGGTGCTGATAGCTCTTGCGGTTTCCCGCTTGCGCACGCAGGACTTTGCATTTTTTACCGTTCATGGGTTCCTTTGGGGTGGTGGAAAAATTGGGCGCGCTACTGAAAAAAGCGCGCATAGAGGTAGCCAGCAAAACCGGCTGTAAAAGCAAACGTGATAAGAATCATCATGGGCACAATCGCCCAATAAAAAATTTCATCGCACAGCGCATCCAGGCCACTGATGACGTTCACATTTCCGCCGTCCGACAGGCGAGCTTTGTCACTGCAGATACCGCAACGCGGTTGATAGTTTTGGCAAACACCCAGTTCATCACAGGTGCGGCGTAGGTGCGGTATTTGCATAAGTTCGCCGGACACTGCGGGCGGCAGTACGTGGCCAGCGCGGGCCGGGCAATTGCGGCCTTGATTGCAGTCTTGGGTGCAGCAAGTCACAGCGCAACCCTCGCCGTCTTACGGCCCTTGTGCGTGTAGCACTGCACTGTGCCATCACCCAGGTCTTTGGCGGCTGCGTTGGGGCCGCAGACAGCGGCTGCAGCATGCGCAAAGCGCAGATCAGCAGCAGCGGCGTTTTGTGCATCCATCAGGCTGCTAGCTGTAGCCTGCTCGGTACTGTGTAGGCTGGGTCCATCCAGCAAGCAGCCCGCAGAAAGCATAGCGGCGATGGCCAGCGCCAATAGCCAGTTAATCAGGCGGTGCATGCTCATATCACACCGCCTTGCACGATGTGCATTGCACCGTCCAATGTCAGGACAATGGCTGCATCCGGATTAGCCTCGCGCACTTCCCTCATTGCCATTTCAAAATCTTGCTGCCAAAGTTCGGCCATGGCTTCGGCTGCTTCGGCACGGGCTTGGGAGGCTTCAAGCTGGGTGTGCAGGTCTGCGGCCAGCTCGCGCAGATGAGACAGCTCCCAGCGCTCCAATCGGCTGCGCATCCGCTTGATGCATTTTTGTGTTTCCGCTTCCATTTATTTGCTCCATGCCGGCGTGTTGGGTCGGCTTGGGTTGAAGATTACCAAACGGTGATTGCAGTGTCAACACCAAAAAGTAATAATCGTGCAAAAATTACCAAATTATTTTTTGCAAGTGGCCTAGGCCATGACTACCATGGGCCTGTGCGGTGGTGCCGCAGTCAAAAACGGGAGTGTTTATGCTGGAAGAATCAGACGGCTACAGCTACCAGGGTCAGGTGTTTGCCAGCCGCGAGGCGATGGAGCTTTTCATCGCCAGTCGGGCGCCCGTGGATGTGCGCAAAGTGCGCGTACCGCCCACCAAAGACGCGGCGTTTGGCTGGATTGCTGCAGGCTGTGCCATGTTGGTGCTTGGGATGTGCAGCGCCATGTTCCACGCCGACAAGCCTAGCGCGCCAGGCGGTTATGCGGCGCCCGCGCCCGGTAGTGTGGCGCTTGATGACGAGATTAAACAAAAGGCGGCGTTAGTCATCAATCTGAGTGGCCAGCTCTGTGCCAACGTCACGGCTATGACCCACTTGCAAGGCGATGTGTACTCGGTGGCTTGTATGCGTTACCGCGATGGCACGGGCGCCGCCACGTATGAAATGAATGTAGTCACTGGCGCCGTGCGATAGCGCTAGTGTCTTGGCGGTTATACCGCTCTGGCCCGGTTGTTTTTGTAACTCTGAAAACAAAAAATGCGTGCGGTTGATACCCGCAAATCCAGCTCAAGCTGCTGCCGATTTATCAATCGTGTTGTACGCGGGCGGTGCGTGTTTTTCTGAATTGGCGCGGGCCTCTAACAACGTCATAGCCATGGTTTCAATGATGGCCCGGTCCATGTCGCGCAGCACGTTGTTGTAAAGGTCCGGCGTGATAGTGGCAAACGGCCAAAGGTAGGCTGTTGTCGCCTGCTCACGCAAGCGCAACTCTACAACGTCAAAAGTAGGATTCAGGTATCGGTGCGGCATGCCTGCTTTGGTCTCCAGGCTGCGGGCCTTTTTTTCACCAAAAGATTTTTTCTTTAGCAGTCCTGAAAGTTCGCCCTGATTCATTTCGTGGCCGCGTTCCTGCAGGTCGTCCAGGAATGCAGTCTGTGAGCCGCCAAAGTTGTCTAAAAGCCACTGCCAAAGCTGACGGCGGCGCTGGGCTACATCGGGGGCGTCGATGTGTTCGGTTGTCATGCCCGCATTGTTTTCGGGCAGTACTGAAAAGTAAAACACCGAATGGTATTGCATATAAAAACACCTAATGGTAAAGTTTGGGGTATGCAAAACCTGCGCACCTACATAAACAGCCTTTCGCCCGATGAGCGAGAAGACCTTGCCCGCCGCTGCAATACCACCGTGCGGTATCTGCGCAAGCTGTGTTCCACCAATGTGCCCATGGGCGAGGGTCTTTGTTTGCGGCTATCCATCGAATCGGGCTTTGTGTTGAAGCCTGAACACATGCGCCCGGATGTGGATTGGTCGCAATTGCGCCGTGCACTGCAAAACAGCGAGCTATCCATTTCTGCATAGGGCGCGCACCGTGGCCATCAGCTTCAAAAAAACCGAAGTGGTCAAGACCACAGTGTGCGAGGAGGCCTTTGTGGCGCTCAACAGCAAGGCGCGTTTGGCTGCGTGTGATCGTAGCGAGTACCTGCGCGATTTGATTTACATGGATTTGTACGGAATGACATATGGCGAGCATGTTGCCAATCATCGGCGCAGTGTGCTGGGTGTTCAAGGCACAGCGCAAGCACAACACGGGGCCGACGAATGACCCGCCAAAATACCCGTGTAATGTTCGATATCGAACAGTCAAGCCAGAAAAAACTATCGCTACGCGCTGCCTTATTGGCGGTAATGCATTCGGGCGTAGTTGGCACGTTTGATGTTATTGCACACCATGCGGGCATTCCCGCGCACCAGGCGCGCACCACGTTATGGGATATGCGCCGCGCGGGCTATGTTAGCTCCCACCCATTGCCACCTGTATCCCGCGTCAGGGCAGGGCGCCCACGAGTGGTCTATGGCGTAGCGCAAATGCACCCAACAGCACAACCCATTGATTCGCTCGCATTCGCGTGCCAGGCGTGGCGTTAGCCGCTTGCAAATCCATTCAACCCACTAGGAGGCCACCATGCAAACCCAGCAAGCCAACACCGCGCAAACCAGCGCGCAGGCGCTTAACGCCATAGGACAGCGCAAGTTAAAGCACTTGCAAGATCAAATCCACGATATTTGCCTGTCTGCGCAGCGCAATGGTCGCGGCGACATATCCGGAAAAGAAATCCAGGCCCGCTATGAGCTGATCTACAGCAAGCGCATTGACGCCAGCAGCATCAGTGCCCGCGTTAAAGGCCTGATAGACGCTGGCCGCTTGGAGCGCTGCCCCATAGCCCGTGCATGCCAGGTTACCGGGCGCGATATCCATCCGGTGCGGGTGCCAGCAACGCAAGCGCGATTGGTGGGGTAACGCATGGCCAGAGCACGCGGCATTAAGCCGAGTTTTTTTCGCAATGCAGATTTAATGGAATTTCCCTTTGAAGCGCGTTTGTTGTTTATTGGCTTGTGGACACTAGCGGACCGCGAAGGTCGCCTAGAAGATAGGCCCAAGCAAATCAAAGTGGATATCTTCCCCGGCGATGATGTGGATTGCAATGGCCTGCTTGATTTGTTGGCATCTACCGACATGCTTATCCGGTATCAAGTGGGTGGAAAACGTTATTTGCAAGTATGCAACTTTACCAAACACCAAAACCCGCACCGTGACGAGCGTGCCAGTACATTGCCAACACCCTATGAAAATCATGGCGATTCAGGGCAAGATAATGGTCAGCACAATGCAAGCACTGTGCAAGCACCATGCGAGAATGGTGCGAATACGGTGGCAATCGGGCTGACTCCTGACTCCCTGACTCCTGACTCCCTGACTCCTGACTCCCTGACAAACACACACACTCTCTCTTTTGCGCGAGGGCCAAGCGCAACCGAGTTGGCAGAAAGTGACGCAATCGGCACGCAAAGGCAGCGGGTGTGTGTGATTTTTGAAAACTTGGGGATGGGGCCGGTAAGCCCTTCGCATCCTGACCTTGTTTCTCTGTTGGGGAATGGCGTGGATGTGGCGATGTTTGAGGCCGCAGCAAAAATAGCCGTCGCCAAAAAAAGGCCCACGTTTGCTTATGCGGTGGGTGTGTTGCGAAAGCAGATTACGGATGCCATGAGTGCAGAAAATGCCGGGGTCAAGGTGCCCGCACCGCCGTGTTTTGACGTGTCCCGTGTCACCGTTCCCGCTGCCCATGATGTGGACCCGGCGCTTGAAAAATTGAACCACGATGCCAAGAATTTCACCCCAATAACTGCAGAAATTCGGCACCAGATTGCAACGCTAACAGGTAAGCGCAGGGGGCATGCAAATGCGTAGTTCCGAAACAACATTGACGGCAATCCAGCCGCATGAAAAAGCGGTAATGCAGCCACGCAATGAGAACCGCGATTGGGCGCGCAAACTCATTCGTCGGCACGAATCCGGCGAATACCGGTCCACGCCCACAGCCCTGCAAATGGCGCGCAATGCGCTTGGCATAGGCGAACAGGCCGCAGTGTGAGCGAAGTATCGCCACCAAGATGTGGGGCGGCACCCACTGGCGTGTGGCGCGCACTGTACTGGCCGGGATGGGAATTAGGGGTTCGCAGACCGGACCAAGACGAAACGCCGCTCAGTGCAGAAGAAGTAGAAATTTTGGTGCGATTGCCAAAATTTTCAGGTCTTGCAGCACCCCGTGTAGTTCAAGGTCTTGCGGGGGTTCGTGTAGTTGGCAGTTTGAATTGAAGTCCAAAAATTTCAAGGTCTTGCGGGGTGTCGTGTAGTCCGTGTTTTTAGAACGGCGGGGTTTGGTGTAGTTCATGCCGGGGGTTGGTCAAACCGGTGGGGTATAGCCTGATTTGCCAGGGCTTGGCCTGCCCACTGCTGGCGCAGGGCATGCGAATCGTGCAGTCCGGCCAGTCCCTGCAGTCTGCGCCATTCTTCAAACTGCGCCACGTCAAACCACACCACCCGCACCACAGCAGGCGCGCCGCCCATTGCATCATGCAGCCATAGGGCACCCGCCTGCACCCGTGCCGCAATGGCGCCGCGCAGGTGGTGGTGTGGCGTTATGGTGGCCGGTAGTATGTCCAGGCCTGCTAGGTTTCCCGATTCTGTTTTGTAGCGTAACAGCACGGCGCCAAACGTGCCAGGCTTCACGCTGGGATGTTCTCGCGCCCGTATCAGGTGCAGCTCTTGCGCTGCAGCCTCTTGGATGGTGGCATCTATGCTGCGCACAATGTCCGCCACATCTTCCGGCACTGCGGCGCGCCCGTTTTCCCAATGCTTTACCGTGCGGGCCTGCACGCTCGCCAGGCTCGCCAAATCTTCGCGGGATAGGTGGCATGCTTCGCGCAAGGTTTGCATCTCTGCGCCGGTCATGTAGTCGTCTTGCTTCATTGGGCAGACTCCAGCACCACGCGATCACGCCCGGCCCGTGCGGCCATGCTCTTAACGGCTTCACGCGATACCGGGTAGCGCTTTCCCTGATACCGTTGGCGCAGTGCGGACGCCGCGCAATCAACGCCGTAAAAAACATCTTGTCCGGTTGCCAGGTTTTCCATATGCACCGTGCGTTTTAGGTAGGTCTTTCCGCAGCAATCGCAGGTGCTGCGATCACTCATTTTTATTACTCGGTATTCCATGGCATAAGCTCCAGTAAAAAGCGCCCGCGGGCTGCGGGCGCCTGGTTGTTGTCTGTCCTAAATGTTGCGGGCATCCATGGCGGCGATGTGTTCCTGCACTTCGCGCCGCATGGCGCCGCACCAGTCCAGCAGGCCGAGTGCCCTGCGGTAATCTTCCACACTTGGGCGGCTTTCATCTTGCGGGAAACAATGCGCCAGGGCGCGCAAAATCATTCCGTCTGTTTCATCTCTTCCAACGTTCATATACTGCACGCCGCCGAAAAGCTCGCTAAACGCAGTTCGTACCGTGTAAAAATAGTCTGTTTGTGAATCACTGGCGCCAATGTCAAAGCGCCCGATAACATCATTTACCTGCGCTACCGTGGGGCCATCAATCCAATTTACCCGCATGCTGTTATAGCTGCTTGTTACGCTAAATTTAATGCCCTTAAATGCGGCCTTCAGCAGAATGCGCGCATTGATGGCGGCATGTTTTCCGCCGCTGTGTTTACTTTCTGCGCGCTTAAGCTGCGGGTATTCAGCGGCCAGGCGCTGCAGCTCTACCGCGTGCGCATGCTCTGCCTGTTCTTTGGCTGCGCTCTCGCTCGCCTTTACTGTGGCCACGGCTGCAGCCAGTTGCGCCAGGTACGGGGCGCCGTGGCTTTTCATGTTAAAACGAAAACTGCCATCATCTGCAAATTCTGCGGCTTCCGCATTTAGTGTTCGGCCATCTTCCAGGTTAACCACCACCCGCATGCCGCACCAATCCGAAGGGGTGGCGCTCACAATCGCGCCCGTGCCGCTTTCGCTGCTGTAATGGTGTGGTGTGTAGTCCACGCCAATGCCTACCAGTTGCGCAGGTGTGGCGCCCGCCTGCAACAGTGCGCGCAAGTCTAAAGCGGTGGGGCGCATCCGTGGAAAATACACACCGAGCCCGCGCAGGATTTCCAGCACGCCACCAAAAAAGGCGCGGCGCTCAGGCGTTACAGTTTTTAGATATGCGCCATATGATTTTTGCGTCATATGGGCGGGGCAAAAAAGGCCTGTTTCAAACTCTGCAAAATCAATCAGGTGGCGCGCCAGGCTAGGCGCTTCGCTGCTGTGGTGTTTCAATGAATAGGTGCCTTCGTATGTCTCGCCATTCGGCCACGTAATCGAAAAATCAACCTTATCCGAACATCCGCCAGGCCGTACCGTATCACTCCAGGCATTCAATGTTTTATCGGCATCCGCAAAACTGGCAACCGTAACAGGCTTACCGCATTCAATGCTCAGGCCTTCGGCGCGGGTAATGGTGATTGTCAAGGGGCCAGGCGCCGGATTTTTTCCAAGGTCTTGCGGGGTGCCGTGTAGTTGCGCGCCTTCGTTTTCCAAGGTCTTGCGGGTATCGGTGCTGCCGGGCTCTTTGGCCAGGGTATCGAGTGCGGCGTGCAGTTCGCCGGCCATGGCTGCAGCCTCAGGGATTAGATGCCCTGCCGCAGCCTGCACGCTCAACAGGCGGCGCGCATACCCGATGGCGGCGCCGTTATCCGTGCGTAAGGCCCGGATTAAAAGCACTTCACTGTGATAATTTATGTCTTCCAGGTAAGCCACGGCGCCCGCGTACAGTTCAGGCGCCCACCGTTGCACGGTTGCACTTCCAAGGGTTGACACGTCCACATTTTCCAGCAAAGCGGCGCCGATGTTTATCGGTGTTGCGGCGCTTTCGGTGTTGTCATCTTCAAACCCTGCGGCTATATCATCGGCGCGGCGCGCCATTTTCTGCAGCGCAGCCATACGGGCGCGCCCATCTTCAAAAGATTGCACGGGCTCGCGGGCGCCATCCGGGCCAGTAAATTCAAGGCTTGGCAAGCCTGCGGCGTTACGGAACATAAATGCAATCCAATGGCCGGACTTGCCCTGTACTGTTTGGCCCGTGCGGCTTGCGTTAACGGCGCCAGGTGCGGCGCTGGTGCTGGCTTGGCCCTGTTGCATGCCTGCGCCATTCGCAGCGCTGCTGGCTTCGCATACGGTTTCCAGTTCGCGCACTGGCTGCGCCTGCTCGATTGCTTCGCATTCGGCCATAGCTTTAACCTGCTGTTCATAATCAAAACACTCTGCGCCTGTCATTGCGCGCCCGCTTTCAATGTATGCATCTTGCGAGCCATTCGGCATGCGCTTGTGAAAAATCACTGTTCCATTAAGCAAAATAACGGGCGCCCGTGCTGGCTTCATGCTGGCCACCACTTGCGCCACTTCCTGCAGGGCTGCAGCCTCTTGCGCCTGTTCAATGGCGGCGCCTGCTGTTGCACTGGCCACCACTTGCGCCACATCTTGCGCCGCCATGGCTTCCAGCATGGCCAGGTCCGGGCCATTGGTTGCTGTATCGTCTGCGGCTTCGCTGTCTTCAATGCGTGCGGCTATTTCTTGCGCATCTTGAATGCCATGCTCAATAAACCATTCGGCACGGGCTGCGGCATGGTCTGTTACGCCGCCTTTTTGAATGGCCTGCTCCAATTTTTCAAGGCCAACATATTGCACTTTTGCGATGGCGCGCTGCTCTGCGGCTTTGCGGGTTGTCTGCTGGCCATCAACACTTAAACCACTTTCCAAGCCAAATACTGAATACTTGCCATTGTCACAGCGCCCACTTACCAAGCTATCAGGCAAACCCTGCACGGCCATGGGTGCATACATGAAAAACGCATGGCCTTTAGCGTGGTTGCCCTTATCGTTCAAATAGAACACCGCGCCGCATTGGCGCTCTGCCAGCTCTGCAGCGCCCGCATAATCCCTATCTTCTATCAGTTCGCGTACTGTGCGCACAATGCCAGCATTCCAAGATTGTGCGGGCTTTGCTTTGGGTGCTCGCACCAATCCACCGCCAAAGGCTTTGGCGTTACTGCGAACTGTTGCGGCTAGTGCTTCCAGGCGCGCCCGTGTGTTTACTATGCGCATAAATCCGCGCTCGCTAGTTTGGATTTTGATCTTCAATGGAACATTGAACATGGCGCGCAGCTCTGCGCGCGCGCTGTCTTGCATATCGTCAACCGTGCGGATGGCCTGCTTACGGGATTTATCGGCATCGTAGCAATAGCCGTGCGGGTTGTTCTCATATGCAGCCAGCTCGCCATACTCTGCGGCGCCATCGTATCCATGCGGCGCGCCGCTTGGCATGGCGTCATTTACGGCGCTGTCATGGTAAGCAGGCGCAAGGGCTGCGGCTACTGTCACAGCATTGATGATTGTCTGAGCATTGATTGTGGCCATTTTGAAAACTCCTAAAGTTGCCAGGCGCATCGCCTGATTTATGCACTGCTGAACTGCTGTGCATAACTGCGAGTATAGCGGCGCTTTTTGATCTTGCAAGAAATATTTTTCTTTTTTCAAAATACGTCAATGCATGGCCATCGTATGGCGCCAGGTGCTGGCGCTGTTTTCTGTTTCTTCATTGGTAGGCGCGCCCGAATGATGCGCCTATTCATTGGCCATTCGAAACCCATGCAAAACCATGCGTTTGAAGTTATACACAGCCTCGTGCTATTGGTTCTATAGCATTAAATAAGCCTGTGGATAAGTGCATACCTATGGGGGTATCGTAGGTACTTCCAGGGGTACCTGGCTCGCGGGTGAATTCGAC